CTACTTCACAGTTGTGCATTTATTCCGTTATAAGTCTAACTACTTCAAGTGCCAGTTAAGGCGCGAGAGAATGCATTTAAAGCAGTGACGTCGAGGGCTATTTAGCTCGAGCGCGACGTTAAATATAGACGGCATTTACTACGGTTGTTCGCGTAACCTTGCGGCCACCGTAGATCATTAAGTAGGTTGCAAACACTCATACAGTCACAGATATAGATACCACCGAAGCTTTCGTGGACGAGTCGGTTCAGGCTTACCAGGCCAACGATCAACGAGTCCACAAAGTGGAGGATGCCCACATTGTACCCGCCTCATCTGTAATTAGTCGTCAAAACCCATACCTCATGAACGAAACACCTTTCACAGCCGCTGACATGCTTCGCAATCCAGTTGTTGTGGAGACATTGTCCTGGGCAGTTGCTCAAACACCTGGGACAACAGTTGGTTCATTTCTCATTCCTGACATTTTCACGACATATTCAAATTATCACAAGATGCAGTTAGATATCTTTGCGTTCGCGAAGATGTCCCCACGTCTTCGCTTTCAGTTGAATTCCACCAAGTTCCACCAGGGCAGAGTGATTTGTTTTTACGATCCGTTTGATACTATGCAAGCGAATACGTTTAAGAATGCCTCACTCCAAGCCGCTAGTGGTCAACCTAATGTTTTGTTAGACGCGTCGTTGTCGAATACTGGCGAGTTGCTCATCCCGTTTGAGCACATCGTTTCATATTTGACGACGAACTCGTCGACCACTTTCCCTTCCATGGGGACAGTGTACGTTATGGTTCTTAATCAGCTGCAAACGAACGCGTCCACGACAGTAACCATCCGAGTCATGTTGTCGTGTGACGATATCGAGCTTCATCTCCCCATCGCACCTCATGATGCTGACTTAACTCTGGTCTCATCCTTTGGTGATGCGTTCTCAACTGTCTTCAAAGGCGGGAAGAGGATTCTAACCGAAGCAGTAGGGGCTGCCGCCAACATTACTACCGGAAATTTCGGTAAGGCGTTCAATAACGCCGGGCGAGCAGTCGGAGCTCTTGGAGACACACTAGAAGCTTTCAATTTGGACAAGCCGACGCGAGTTGACCCGTCCGAGGCGAATTGCCTTTCAGTTGTGGGCGATCCAGCACACATGGTCGGGGTTGATGATTCTCATCGCCTCGACACTGTCCAGGTCGCCGGATATTACGATCGATCGTATTATTCACCAGCTCCTCCGGCCGAAATGAAGATTTCGGAAATTATCAAGACCAAGATGTTGACGCAAATTTACAATTGGACGACAGCTCAAGCTCCAGGAACTGTCATTGCAAAGATTCCAATTACGCCTCGTTATGGCCCGTCAAACGCCGTCACTATCAACGGCAAAGTTTTTCAGCAATCAACGCCAACATTTGTAGGATATTTCGCAACATTTTTCCGTTATTGGCGCGGAACATTGTCGTACAGGTTAGATTTTGTTTCCACACAGTTTCATACCGGTCGATTAGCGATCGTGTTCATCCCGAATAACGACAACGCCATTCCAGCCGATTTAACACTCTTATCTAACTATCCCATGCAAATATGTGATTTGCATGAGCAGAAGTCTTTTGACTTTTCATCTCCATTCGTTTCATCTACTGCACGGAAGTTAGTTTTCATAGGAGAGGCGTTTACGAACCCGGATGCTCATCGTTCTGATGAGAACACAGTTGGTTGGTTTTATTTGGTAGTATACAACCAGCTGGTCGCTGCTTCGAACGTCGCCAACAATATCGACTTCAATGTCTATATTGGTGCAGGCGACGATTTTGAGCTTGATGTTCCGACAGGTTCGCCATTTCATTGTTTCGCACCGCCTCCTACGTCGTCCCTTCAAGCGCCGCCGTCAGACGACGACGAGTTTGAAGAGATTACGGAGGAGAGTCACGAACTTTCATTGAACATGAACGAAGATTCTGTTCCGTTACGCTCAGAGGATCGAGCGTCTTCATCCCATCTCGGCAAGGGAACGTCCGAAGTTAAGTTTCTCAATTCCTTCAATTCACAAGTGAAGGACGTGAGAGACTTAGGACGCCGCTATTGTTACGACTCTAGCGTGAATCTTATTTTCGCGGCTAACACCTATTCCAATTTGCCTTGGAACGGGCCCGCTCCAGTCGCCGGAGATGATGGATTCATTGCCGATTTTTCATTTGGAGTCACCCCATTATCGCGTTTATCACCGCTTTCAGTGCGCAATCCGGCAGCGGAAATGCGGACACTCGTGTGGTCTGACATCGTGTCAAGGTTGTACGCGTGTTGGTCTGGTTCAATTCGGTACAAGTTCGTCTTCCCCGCCACGCGGACGCAAGGACTGCTTGTCCAGACGATTGCAGAGCCGAACATTCTTGATTACGGTCTCTCTTCAGCTTCAGCTCATGGCGTGGGCGAATGGTCGTCTTTTCCGTATTATCTAACGAATACAGCCCAGAACGCTTCGGTGAATGTGGAGGTTCCTTTCTGGACGGAGTATAATCAACTCCTTACGACCGATCCATTTCCAGGAGATGTCGAAGATTCGTCGTCGGCATACACTTCACCAACTCAGTTAGCGTTAACGATTCAAACGTGGGACACTTCAGAATTTCCCACTAACGCAGGCGGAGATCACTTTATTCCAGTGAAAGTCTACAAAGCGCTCGGGGACGATTTCTCCTACTCGTTCCTTGTTGCGCCGCCAAACTTGTATTATTACGCCGCACAAGTTTAGGCGCTCCGCTCAAACGCAGTCTCGATTTAAGTCGATTTAGTAACTTATATTTATCTCAAGTTTGTAACCTTTGTGTTAGAATCTCATAACGATATCATTGGCGACACCGCTTTGGATCGCTGCAGTCATTTTATGTTTCATCTTCTAGCTTTGAATCTGGCCGCTTCGAAGGAACACACTTCGTTGCGCGGGATGGTGGATGGTCTCATTTTCGGCGCCATTCATCTAGGTCCAGTCGGCATGACACTTTAGTTGGTCCTCTATCAGCTCGATGCGTATCTCGGGAGAAGTTCTCTTTTACTTCCATCTCTCGATCTCTGCGCTAGATCTGTTATGATCCTCTACTGTCTCATGTTATGATAGGGAATTTCACGTATAAGAAATGCTTGGCAGCATACTCTGCCACTGAAAAGTGTAAGATGTAAAATACAAAATTTAAAGTCGTTTGTACGCTTGACGTGCTTGCGCAAAAAACAGAAGTCCTACGGGCAGAAAGTCCTACGGGCAAATCAATGATTATGAATAGTTCTTTTACTACTTCGCCGAATTCATCGTGTGTGTCCACTGTGCCGGAAAAATCCGTCCAGTTGGAACCTGTCTTTTGTCCTTTTTCGTCCCCAGCAGAGAACGCCGTTGAGGCGCTCGTGTTTCGCAAGAATCAAGAGCGACGGCGAGAAATTCAGCGATCAGTTGACGTGGCGATTAGGCAGCGAAAGCTAGCCGAGCGCCACGAACGATCGAAGAAGGTCTCGCAGCAGTCCGCGATTCAAGCAGCACGAGATTTGAAGCGTGAAGAGAGGACGCTTCATGCCTCGACTCAGTCTCTGCCGTTTTCAACTTTACGTCAGTCGACGCGCGATGGACGTGAGATTCGTCCGCTCCATCTCGATCTGTTCCGAGAGTACGGTCTTCATTTGACTCGAGAAGAACGTGCTCGGAAGAACTTGCGCGTAAGATTCGACCTTTCACATGGCGCCAATTCAGAGAGTCGAACATCTGACTCGCCGGCAGGGGTCTCGTTCTCAGACGATATCTCGCTTGATCTTTCACGAGAGAGAGCTGAGGTTGATGAGCTGAGAGCTTGGCTTGCCGCGCCACCTCTTCCCGCCTTTTCACGGCCACAATCGTCCACCGTTTTTCACGCGGTTGACGACGCTTATGTCGAGTACGATCCGACGTCGGACTACAACGAAGACTACACTCTTTGTGGTCTGTTCGGCGATGAGCGTGAGATCGTCAAGAAGACGGCCGCAAAGGTTGACCGCTTGTGTGACGAGGTTACTCCTCTGATCCAGTTGGCGACCGCTCAAGTTGGTTCGTTCGACATGTCCGCTTTGAATGAGACCATTTCTTCAACGAAACAGGTCGCGGACGCTCTCAAGAAGCCCGCCCAAGTGTGCGGCGCTTTTCTGGACCCAGCTTTCCAGAAGCGCTTACTCACGAAGGTCGGCATTCTTGCTGCGAAATGGCTCGTCGCAGGCTTTGGCTCGTGGACGTCGGTGCTGTTTGATTTGATCACTTTTGTCGATTCAGTCACAAACGCCGTCTCCGCTGGCCTTTCGTACATTGGCTCTCTTTTACACGATCGCATCGCTGACATTGTCGAGCTCGTTTCGAGCTTCTTCTCTTCCGAACAAGGTTCAACTGGGGGAGACGGAGCGGAGATGACTCTACATGTCGATGGCGAGGTGAGTGATCCGCTCGTTTCGATGTGCTCCGTCGTGTCAACGCTTGTCTTCGGACTTGCGACGACCGGCGCTTCCGCTGCTTCTCCCATGTTTTCCAAGGTCCTCAAGACCGCTGGAGACGTTGGCAGGAATGTCAGCGGAATTGAGCGCGGAGCGACGACGATCTTCACGCACGTGTCGAAGATGTTTACGCGACTAGCTGAGCGTTTAACACTTTGGCAGAGTGGGACGACGCTCGCAGACATTCAAGTCCAAATCGACAACACGAAGGGCCATTACTTTTCGTACAATGGCGAGCCGATCGATGTTGGACTATGGTTCAGTCAGATACAAGAGGCACTCGAGCCGGACAATCAGATTGCCGTGTGTTCTGAGGAGTGGATTCCCAGACACCGAGTTTTGCTCAATCAGTGCCGAGTGCTCGAGACTGCCATTTTCAACAAGCAGCTCGAGGATAAGCGAATTGGACGAGAAGGAATTCGTTTGATTTCTATGATGACGAAACGTTATCGCGACTTTCACAATGTGAACAAGCTCACTTTGGGCGCGTCACACGATCGCGACACGCCGTTCTGCCTTTATATGGTTGGCGGATCTGGCGTGGGAAAGAGCTTCCTAACGAAGCGTCTCATCAAGGATATTACGAATCCTGAGAACACGGAGATTTCGTACAATCACGGCAATCTGACGTGGTACTGGAATCCGTCTCTCAAGTTCGCGGACAATTACAACCAACAGGACATCACCGTTTTAGATGATGGTTTCTGTGAGCGCGGAATGAGCGCTGGTGATTCGCCGGCCCTCCAGTTTCTGCGCATGTGTTCCGCGATTCCTTTTCCGATGCCACAGGCTTCGATTGAGAAGAAGGGCATGCCCTACTCGTCGAATGTCGTGATGGTCACTTCGAACACCATGCATCCGTTTCCAGAGGAGATTAACAATACTGTAGCGATTCACAATCGCCGCAACATCCTCGTGAGCGTCTATCGGACGAAAGCAGTCAATCCAAGTGACTACTTCGACGGTATGATGTTCCAGCGCATGGAGCCAGTTTCGCCGACGGCTGCCGAAGTGAAGATTGGAGAGCCGATGACGTATCGACAGTTCGCGTCGTACGTTATTGGCGCGATTGAGCAGTTTGAGAAGAACAAGACTCGTTTCGTTGCGGCGGAAGACTTTGAGTTGGACAATTCGTTCCGGCGGTTGGGCACGTCAAACGGCCTGAAGCTTTGTGTGGACGACGAGGGTGCTACGGCGCCAGAGATTGACGAGGGCGACGAAGAACTCGCACATTACTTTGGCTACACGCTAGAGGAGTTTCTTTCGCGTCCTCCACTCGAACGAGCAGCCGCTCAGGAGGCTTTTGATCGCTTAACGGCGGCCAAGAACGTCCGGCAGCTCGTGACAGTGTCATCGCGGAAAGGAAAGAACTCGATTTTCCGGAGGATCGATGTTCCCGCGGTGGTCATTCTCGTTCAAGTTCTCAAGGTGGCAGGCGTGTTGCTCGCAGGCTACGGCCTTTCGCGACTCGCTATGTCCGCCGTGACGAAGAGGAAGTGCAACAAGGGCTACCGGAAGGCGCGCGAGCAATTCGGGGAGGAATACGAGGCTGAAATACGCCGCAATCCGCTCTACGCTCGCGTCCCATGGAAGCTCGAGGACCACAAGCACATGATGGACAAGACGTTGAACGCTGGCGCCAGCGCTTCGGGAGACTATACAACGCGGAAGGCCGTTAGGACCCAAGCGCGACAAGTCATACCGAACGCTGTGCTTCACGTTGACGATGACACCAATGCATTTGAAGTTGACAACCGACTCATCTCGCGTCAGCTAGTTGTACTAGCCCGCGAGGGGGGTGGCGTGAACAGGGGACTGTTCGTGCAAACGAATCTCGTCTTGACTAATTCGCATTTATTTTTGTTTCGGAAAGCAGAACGTTATGTTTTGCGATTCCGGGACGCGATGGGCTCTGACAAGCTCTTCGAAGTCTTCCATGAAGACATTGCATTTTTGTCGCGTGAGTCA